CTGCCAAAGCTTTGTTTGTTGCAGCAAGTCGATCTGTTGCAGCTTGAGTCGCAGTGGGTGGCGTAAATTGTTTTCCCCTTACTTCCTCCAGCCTTGCCTGAAAATCAGACAAATCAGTTGTTTGCGCTCCAACTACTTTACTAGAAGGCTCACCTAAATACGCAGGATCGCGAAGAGGATTAATTTGTATGCCCGCTCGTATAAAAGGATTTGGACCTTCAGGTGCAGTTGTGCTTGAAGACACTGGTGGCACTGGTGGCACTGGTGGTACTTGAGTATTTGCAGCGTTTAACATGGCCATACGCATTCTAGTGCCCGCATCACCCCTGCCTCCACTGCTTACTAAATCAGGGGTTTGTGGCCCTGTAGCCGTTGAATATGTAAGACCACGCCCAGACAAATCAGCACTGGGATAAGGCATTTG